ACCTCTACTGGCTGGATTCAGATAAGATGAACCCGGCGCGCCACCAGAGCAAAATCCTTCGATTCCATTTCCAGCGATCCATGGAAAAGTGGTTAGAGTCATTGCCCCACCGCCGTTTGAACCGACTGAACCAGCTCCGCCTGTTGTTAAACGACCAATAAAATTTGCCAAATTTGAGTTCATTCCGCCGCCATAACCCGCCGCCGCGCTTGCAGTATTTGTTATGCCAGCTCCGCCACCACAAGCACCATCAACGCCGTTTGTGTTTGTTGTAGTTACGCCCGCGCCGCCGCCGCCTCCAGTTGCAGTAATTGTTGTTTGGGTTGAAATAAATTGTGATGAAGTTCCATCTGTTCCATTAGTTCCCGCCGTCGTTCCACCAGCACCACCGCCACCAATTGTTATTGTTACGGATTCGCCCGGTGTGCAAGAAGCAACGCGTTTGTAAAAAGCACCAGCGCCGCCGCCGCCGCCGCAATTATCAATTGATCCTGCTGAAACCCCACCGCCACCAGCGCCACCGCCAGCAATTAAAACTTCAACGCCATAAACTCCTGCTGGAACTGTCCAAGTACCAGATGCTGTAAATTCTTGAATTTTCCACGCTTTGACATTTGGCAAAATTCCGACACTCATTATGAAATCTCCGTTCCGAACGCGTTGAATGAAAGATTTGCAGTCGATCCATAGACTCGAATTTTGTCCGTTGTTGCCATGGTTATTCCAAGAGTTAGCGTTATGAAACCCGATCCGGGAACGATCGTGTCATAAACTAAATAATCCTTATTTGCTAACGCCGCTCCTAAAAGTGAATTTGAAATACGAAAAGTCGCGTCGGTTGCCGCTCTGTTGGTAACGGTTATCGTCGAGATTATCGCCGAAGTTAAAGCCGGAACCGTGTAAAGATCAGTTGAGGTTGTAGCCGCTGGAGCGGATTGCCCTAGCGTTTTGTAAGTAGTTGCCATGATTATGCTCCCATGAGTAGGAATGGATTGATTGCCGCTTGAACTTTAAGGTCTATTGAATAAACAGTATTTTCGATGGCATTTCCCATCGCTGTAATTGCCGTGGCGCCATTTTTAACGAAGTCGCTCGATGTCGGTTCTGGCCATCCATAAATCGGGCTAGTAGTTGCCATTTGTTCTCCTATACATAATTAAACCATGTTAGCGTAGGATCAACCGCTGACCAGATTAGGCTCGCGGATACATCTTGCCATCTTGTTGGTGTTAGTGAATAAGTCGCATCGCTGGTCGCCAGCGTTACGAATAGCTCATGACGCGAGACAGTCATATTCCAACCCTCTACGAATCCCTGATAAGTCACTGGCAGGATTGGCACTGGCAGACCGGTAATTGAAATTGGCAGCCCCATAAATACGGCGATAAGCATGTCTCGATTGGCGTCGCTCACATTGTCAGCGCCTAGTGGGATGGTAAAAGTTGAAAGAGAAGTTTGTGGATTATCTCGGAGCGCGACATATCTATTGGCTTGAATTTGTGCTTCGACTAGTTGTTCAAGCTCTGTATTCACCGAGGACGCTATTTTGCCAAAATTAGTAATAGAGCCGGGACTTGTGGCTGTAACAGTGCCAGTTTTCCACGACAGCGTGATGTCGTTCAAAATGTCATTTAGAGTCCGATTGCTCTGGATCCCGTTCCATAGAATATAACTTTCTGGAATGTTCTTATAGCCGTAAGTTGCGACATAAGTTGTGCGCCGCGCTTCATTGGCATATCCCACTTTTCCATCGCTTGTCTCATAGATATATCCAAATCCCATTGTGGCGTAATATGCGGCCAGTGAGTAACCATCCGCTGGAGAGCCCGCTCTGGCCATGAATTGATAATCGCCCGGCGTGTCCACTGTATCGATTGTGACGCCGCATTCGGTGAGAATTGTAAGCATTCTCGCATCGTCATATTCAACAGGATAGGCAGTGGCTCCCACAACCTTTCGAGCCATATCAGCGAATGGCGCGACGGCAGTAATAGTCTGAATGGCCGCCTCTGAGCCCGTTGTGACCCCATCCATACGATTTGAGATGTCTGTAATCTTGCCCGTAAAAACTGTGTGTGGAGTGCCAGCCGAATAATTGACCGTGACCACAACCGAATCATTTATTTGGAAATTGTTATTCGCATCGGTAATGTTAAGGATTTCAATAGTTGCGTATCCCGCTCTGGCCTGCTCCCAGATATTTGTGCGCCCATAGTTGATTGAAACTGAATTTATGGATTTAGAAGTAAAACTTACGCTGGCAATTGTGACGGTTGCGTTTGGATCATACGATGGCATTATGAAGTAGCCACGATCCTACTCAGACCCAAATTGTTGAAAGATCCGCTTGTTGTAGCTTCTCGCCCTAGCAGATTGGCAATCGTGCGAGCTGTTGCGACGGAATCAAGCGCCCCATTGACCACAATGCTTATATTTGGAGATTGCGCTAAAAACGGACTTACGCTGGAACCCGGAAAGTTGCCGCTGGTACCAGTCAGATCTGAGAATAAAGATTGAGATGGCGTCATGTTTGGAAGCGGCTGATATTGAATGTTACTTGGTAGCGCCGAACTGACGCCTTTAGCCACTGCGTCTCCAATTGTGCCACCGCCAGAACTACCGCCCGAAGTCATGCCGCCGCTAGATGATCCGCTACCAGCGGAACCGCTGGCCGTTAAGAAATCAACATTCATGGGAGTTGAACTGCGATTGACCGAGCGAATGCCAGCGGTCGTTTTGCTTACAATTCCAGCGTATTCATTGGCCAGCGCCATTGTTTCATCGGCTCCAAGAAGCCAATTCTTGGGATTTGTAATAACTTTAATAAGTCCAAAAGTGTAAGCAATGCCTTGCACCAATTTATTAAATACATTGATTATGTTTTCCGCCCAGTGAATAACCTTGGCCAAACCCGATGAATTGCCAGTATTTGCATCGTCATTAAAAACGGCAAATAAATTTCCAATATTTATTGCCGCGTTTCTAAAAGCATCGCCTAAATCGAATGATGCTTGAGCGGTTGTGTCCAGCGCATTACGAGCGCCACGATCTCCAGTCAGACCAGAGACGAATGCGTTTATTTGTGGAACTACATTTGCCGCGATGTAATCCACGAGCTTTGTGATTTGTGGAAGTAACGCAGCGCCCACTGATTCTTTAGCTTCATCCAAAGCTACTTTAAGCCGAGCCATTTTTCCTGAAAATGTGTCTGCCTTTTCTGCGGCCTGACCGCCAAAAGTAACAGCCAGAGATTTTGTAACTTCATCCATGCTCATTGTTTTTAATTGTGCTGCGCTTAGTCCCACGCCTAATTTTCCGAGCGCGCCAGTGTTGCCTTCGTAAGCCTTGCCTAGCGCATTCGATACGGCCTCTAGCGACTTACCAGATCCCGCGCTTATATCTAGAGCCAAAGTCTGGAGCTTCTGAGCTTCCTCAACATCTTTTGTGGCTCTGACTAATCGTTCCAAACTCGGGCGCAATTGCTCATCTGTGACGCCAAACGCGAGCTGAGTTTTTAGAATATAGGCTTCGGTTGCTTTAATCTGTGCATCTGTTGCGCCAGTGACATTTTGCAAAGTTGCAGCCAGTTTTGCTTGAGCCGCTTCATCCTCGATTGCGGATTTGACGCCATCAATTAAGAGCTTGCCAGCATAAGCGGCGGCAGCTAGACCAGCAAGAGCGAATGCCGCGCCTGCCTTCTTAGCAAAATCTCCGACCTTATCTCCGAAGCCTTCGACTTCATCTGTCGCGCCTTTGACGCCCTTTTTTAATTCATCAAAGTCTGCATCAAATTGGATCCGTACCTTTGGAATGCCAGCCATTAGTCGAGCCCACTTTCTTTAATTACGGCCTGAATCATTGCTGTGTATTCTCTGGCCAATACCGGAATGTAAAAATCGACGGCTGGCGCAATCCAGTAGCCACTATGACTGCGACCGACTTTGAATCTGTTTGTGTAGGAGCGACCGATTGAATCCACGCCCGGTTCTGATCCAAACTCCGAGCCCCATAGCAGAGCTCCGGCAGGCGCCGAGTTTTGACCCACTCTGTTGCCCTTGCCGCTCTTGCTGGCTGTTCCGCCATATTTGCGGCCAATTTTCTTGGATCCGCCAATATCAACCCGAATCAAACGATCGCGTGGTGTTGAAATTGATTCCATGACTAGCTTTGTCTGTGGCGTAGGAGATTGAGATCCAAATTGATAGAGCTGGCCAGCCAATCGTTGTGAAAGCGGTTGCGCTGCGTCTCGAACTTTACTAGCTGTCTCTTTGTCTAAAGCGTTCAATAAACCGATGAGACTTTTGAGCGCAAGCGGTTCGATGGTGATTGCATAGACACCGCGCCCGCTCTTACTTGCCATTTCGTTTCTCCAGAATCTCTATCGCTGTGAGTATTGCTTCCGCCGTGTCCCACTCCTTCATCGGGATTCCCGTGACTATTGCTAGTTCTACGAGAGTCCGATTTATGCTTCCGGCGGCGTAACTTTTGGGCTGTCAGTATTTCCTGCCTCGATGTCTGCCACCGTTTCGCACCATACTTCGTAACCCTTGATTGGCTTGCCTGCGGCTTCACGCTTCATCGAGTTATACGCCAAAAATAAGAGATCGGAGATTCCTATTTTCTCGCTTGCTTGTTGAATTGTGAATCCTGTTTTCTGCTCCCACTTCATCCATTCCGGCGGAGCTGCGATGTAAGTCGCAACCTCGCCGGATTGAAAGGTGATATCAATCGATAGTTTCATTTTGCTCCCGTTTCTTTATGATTAACTAATAGTTAAAACTGGAGTGGTCGCGCATAGCATCGACCATGAATCTGTCTGTGCGTCTGGAGCAGCGCCGCCGGCGGTTGGAGCTACCGGGAACGCAGTGCCAGCGAAAGATGCGCCAGTGGCAGTTACTAAGGTGAAGGCTAAAGCTGTATTTGGAGCACTTGTGAACGCTGTCCACATTGCCTCAAATAGCGATGAAGCCACGCCCCAGTCTGCTAGTAAATCAATGTTAAGAGTCCATTGATCATCGATGTGCTTGTAAGCCTTGCCATCGAGTGTTTGATATGTGCTAATAACAGGCGCATTGACTAGCGTTACCGCGGTCGTTTGTGCTTCGTAATTTGTAGTCGCGAGTGTGAATGATATATCGCGACCGGTGACGATTGTAGTTGCCATTTGTTGCTCCTTTAGGTTTGTGTGTAGTAGGTCGAGATTGATATATCTGCGACTAGCAGATTACTTGCTCCGACGGATGTAATCGATGGACGCTGAACATCTCCGACTACATATCCCGAAGGTATAGCTCCGAGAATTTCGATGATTAACTTCTCCAGATTATCCAGAGATCCTGAGTTTGAGTTATATGCAACAGCGGCAGTAACTATGAAATTGAGTTTTACTTTAACGGCAGCCTTACCAATTAGCGTGCTCTCCATCATTGGAGAGTCATACAAGATCACGCAAGCTGGCGGAATGACGGCTTCTGGGACGGATGCATAAACCGAAGCCGCCACTCCAAGAAGCGCCGTCCGAAGCGGATCCCTGACATCATCTAGGATTGAGCTCATTGACAGATATTCTCGACATCGACGAATGGACTCAATAGCCCCGTGACCCTATTCTGGAGACTGCGACCCATGCGGAACGGTGATGGCTGGAAATCTACGCCTTCAATTTGACCGCCGGGAGCTGTGATGCTCTGGAATATCTCAACACTAACTACAAGAAGCGCGGATTCTACGGGCGCGACTCCGACATATAACTCAGCGGCAGATGCGCCATCTAAGGCCGCAACGCCCGCTGGAATGACTGGACGGATCTCAACATCGGCATTGACTTTGGCCACCGAGAAGGTATAAGCGCCCACTAGATCATCGGTGATTGTGTAAGTTCCATTGAATAAATTAGGGACGCATCCGGTGATATTCACGGATTGACCGACCACGAATCCATTGAGTCTCTGAGTCGTGTAATAAGCGACATCATTCTCTAAATAAACGCCAGTAACGGCGGCCTGATATGCGGTGAGCATTGGCAAGACCACGCCTTCGGCTGAATCAATTATATTTTCAAGATAAACATCACTGTAAAGAGATGAGCTAACACCAAGAACGCCGCGCAGTTCTGCGACTGTAATTATATTAGGCACTAGCTCATCCTCTCATTCGACTCGACTAGAGACGGGAGCGCCCCTAGTCGATGATTATT